TCGTATGTGTTCGTTAGTGACATAGCATCATCCTAAAATGTGTTGACTTGCATACGCAAACCAGAACCGCCAAATTTGGCTTTCTCATTGTTGCCATTTATACCATCGATTGCGTTTTGGTACAACGACGCCCAAACTTGCGTGCGAGCGTCATCAACCAGATAAGGTGCCGAGTGCAAAAGTGCCCCGTAAACATAAGCGTCTGGAAAGTACTCCAAAATCCAATTACTTGTATTTGAATCACTTAGGGCAGCTGTTCTTGCGTAATAGTATAACTCACCCGTGTATGCTGTATCTGGGGTTGGCCAAACCTCCATTTGACCTGCAATAATTGCATAATATTGGGGCCGGCCAGATGTATCCGCGTTTCCCTGGCGCTTGTTTTGCATAAATACTGGAGTTACTAAATCTACCGGGCGCTCATCAACATCTAAATGAAATCGCACTGCTTCCATAAAATCTGTTGGAAGCGTTGTATATCTTCCGTCAAACTCAGCAGTGCTTCGCTGCTCCATGCGCCAATGCCGGATTTTGCGGTTCATGTCGGCCTCAGTTAGCGCAATAAAATCCGGAATAACGCTTGTTAGATCATCGCGGTTAAGCCAATTTGCAACTGTAGACTTTAATTCGCTATAAGTTGTTATCGCCATTTCAGCTCCTAAAATTTAGCAAAACCATACCACGTCAGCCTATATTAATCTACCGGTCTTCGTGCGCCAGTTGCCCTGGTCCCTATCGCTTAACCATTTCATAAATGCTTTCGGGTCATCAAGAATGCCTTTCCGCTTTAAATCGTAAAGAACGTTTAAGGGAAGTCTCGCGACGTGGCGCCCATCACCCCAGCCATCTTTCTGGTTGTTTTGATCCCGCTTGTTCATTTCTATCAGCGCGCGAACGTCTTGCTGTGTCTCAATAACAAATTCGCCATTGTCACGCATGTGCCAATAGCGAGTTATTCCTGTCATAGGATCTTTATCAAATAATCGTCTCATTTGCCCCTCAAAGTGAAAGGGCGACCGAAGCCGCCCTGATCTTTTATGATACGTTCAGGTCCGCCACGATGGCGTGTGCGCCCTCGTTAAGTACCTTTAAGCCCCCTTCCCAGAGAATCATGGCTTTAGAAGCATCGCCTGTTTTCGCAAGTTCTACTGTCTGAATTGGACGTAGGTTTGCGACAGACGCATATTCTGGGTCGAGTAGCAGAGCGTCACGCTCACGCTGAAAACGGTTAGCTACCACATTGAGGGTCCCGAAGTCGGACAAATATACGTCAGCAGCGCCAATTATCGTGGTTGGACCGTCTGATGGCGCCTGGTAACGCTGTGCCGCGATACCTGCAAAACCTGACACGACAGTTTTGTTGTGCGGACCAACCATCAAGATGCTTGGCTGACCGCCTGTTGTGAAGGCCTGCTGCATTGCGTCTTTGACCATAGCTTCAGTCAGGTCGCGCTGCGTGCCGTCTGTACGAGCTGTCGTACCGTCACCAGTTGTTAGACCGCCGCCTGTGCCGACGTTCTCGTTTGTCGCGATCCATGCGCCAATGCCGCCTGTTTCACGAGCCGTAGATGAGTTCCCGGCCACTTGAGCATTATTATCCAGGATCGTCTTTTCGATGTCCCGGCGAAGCTCTTTACCGCGCTTAGCGATTTGATAAGCGTACTCGTCATTTCTTCCGGCAAGGTCTTGTGAACCAAGGTTGTCCGCAATGATCATTGTTCTGCGAAGAATATGAGTATAATTCCCGACTCTGGTCGTCGCGCTTGTACTATCGAATGACGAGACATCGTCTCCGTCAATTCTCGCTGTGGTTGAAGCAGCGGCTAAAGAATCTGTTTGCCACTCAAAATAAGTGTTAGAAACGCTCTCTGAGCCAAGGTTAGATTGTGCCGGCACTTCTTCTGGGGAAATGCTGGAAATGACATCCGCGAGTGACTCACGAATACCAATCGCGCTGTGCGATGTAAATGTATTTGCTACGATTGCCATAATGGCCTCCTAAGGTAACATTTTTCGAATTGCAGCCACTCCATCTTGGAGTCGGCCAGTTTGTTGAACACGCTGAATTTCAGCTTTACCACGAGGCTTTGACATTGGGCGCCCTGAACTTGTGCCAGCTCGCAAAGGTTTCTTTGTGCTTGCCTTTGGCTTCACCCTTTGCTTTTTCAATTTTGCGGTTCCACGTTCGTACAACATGGATTGTCGCGCCATCTTAATGAGCATTGCGTTTTTTAGACCTTGGATATCTGCGTCAACAAACCCCTGATCAAGAAGGTAATTGCGCAGTTCTAAAGCCTCTTGAGATGCTACATCCTGATTTTTCCACTCTGGGATTATCTGAGGAATAAGATCTCTCTGCTCTGCTTCATATTTCGCCTCCAATTGCTGGACGCGTTGCTGTTCTTCACGCTGCACGCGTGATTGTTCTTCTCGTATAGCCGCAAGCTGTTGCTCTCGCTCCTGCTTTTGCTGGTTATACTTACGCTCTGCCCTTTGCGCCAAAACGGGGTCTGTATCATACAGTTTATCCCAATCCGGCTCAGGTTCTGCCATTGACTCAATCTTTGCCGCTAACGCGGGTAAAAGTTGAGCATACTGCGCTCGTTCGTTATAGACCGCGTCTTTGTCAACATCGAAAGCCTTACGCTCCTCCGCTAACGCCTGGGTCTTACGGGTATAATCACCTTGCCTGAGGTAGCCTTGTTTAAGCTCTTCGACCGTTTTCTCTTCACCGTCTAATGTCACTGTCTGCGACATTATGTCAAAAGATTGGTCGTCGTACTCACCTTCAGCTTCTTCGTACTCAGTGACCTCTTCGTCAACTTCTTCGCTTGCTTCGTATTCCTGAGTTTCCTCAAAATCCTCTACAAGCTCTTCTGTTGGTTCAGATGCTGCTTCAGCTGCCTCGACATTATCCTCTTGGGGTGCCAGCATGGCGCTGATTGCATTTTGTGCCTCTGACAATCCAATCCCTTGTGGGTTACTGGTTTCTGCCATAAGTCTCTCCGTATTATGCTATCATTTGCGATTTAAGGCAATAGTGGCTGAATCCACCTTTGCCTTCAGAAAAGATTCTACCATTTGTACACCAAGCAATTTTGCATAAGCCATTTCTCTGTTGGCTTGATCATCCGGCTTTGTAGTTTTCCACTGCATTACGCAGCCTTCCTCTACTTCCGCCAAGAATTCTAATAAATCACTGTCTTCAAGAAGACGTCGCGCCTTGGTTCCATCGTCAATAACCTTTTGTAAGTTAGTCATCTAAGGAACCTTTTATAACGTCGCTTTGTGCCTTCAAGACCTCGCGATTGATTTGCATCTCAGATCTTATCTTTTCAACATCCATTTGAGTGCCATATTTTGCCTGCATTTCCGCTGCCTTCATGAATAGCTCCGCATCAAGCTCATCGCGCTTGCGGTCATCCTCCATGCGGATACGTTCCTGCTCAATCTGCAATTCCGCAGCTTTCTTCTGCATGTTTGCTTGGATTTCTTGTATCTGCACCGCAATAAGCTGCTCATTGATATCTGGTTTTGGCGGCTGCGGCGGAGGCGCCTGATAGGTTTCTGGATCATTAAAGAACATGCTTGCGTCTTTATAACCAGCTAGGTTTGCAAACTCACGCATTGTGTTCGTTAGTTTAGCAATGTCAGTAATTGGGTTCATTGGACCCATTTGCTGCACCGCTTCTTTTTGCATGTTTCCTAGTTGCATAAGCATCGCCATGCGATCTTGATCCGTGCCGCGTCCAAGCGCAACATTGACAGAAACGTCCATATTGGCATTCCATGCGCGCGGATCAATTTGTTGGAAATTTTCATTAAACCGGACCATGCGCGGCTGGTCCTGATGCTTCACGATAAGCTTCAGGATCATCGTATAAAGATCCTTCATGCCCGTTTCGGCAAATATTCGAGCAATTAGCTCAATGCGCTGCTGCGCCTGCGTAACAGTCGCGTTTACCGCCGACGCAGTAGTTGACTGCAAAGCCGTACTGTCAAGACCTTGAGACGCTTTCGTAATACCCGTGCGAGCCTCTTTAATTTCGTCTAGGTACTGCAGGACAGGAAACGCTTGCTGCCCAACAAACGGCATAGACAAGCTTTGCACCTGACCTGGTGCTCGCTGACGAATAATCGCGCCCACTTCAGTATTCATTGCGTCTTCTATAGACACCATACCTTCAGTGACCGTCAAACGCGGATGAATAGACATCGCCAAGCTATCAAGAGTGTTGCGCATGACAGATGACTTGATGCGCTGAATATCCATAACTGAATCAGCTACAGACATGCCAAAGAAATCGTGCGCTTCTGGATCTGGGCAAAATGA